GTTGCTGAGGATAAAGAACATCAGATCGAGATTCTAGGAACATTCGTAAGACTGGGTGTCGTTGTTTGGAGTGGATTTATTATCACTATGAACTACGTTGATTTACCAATGGTTAAGAAGTCCGGCAATAGCGATATCACTTTTGTCGCCTCGGTATTTACGGGAGCACTTGCTACCTTTGGTTTAACTACTGGTAAGAGCAACAATAACGGTAAACCAATTGAGTGTCCTATGGCAAAGAAATCAGAACCTACATCAAAAACATGAAGAAATGGTTAATACTCTTAGCTCTGTTGTCACCCGCAGTAGCGAGAGCAAATACTGTTACGCCTCAGTTCACCCAAGGGTCGATGAACAGTACGACAACAACAACTCAAACTGTAACAGAAACTATCCAGACTCAAGTGTTTGGTGGCAAATTAGACAGCTGGACTGGAAGCAATGTTACAGCAACCTCCGCAACATCTGGAGGAATAACAGCAACAGATACGGTATTCGACATCTCAACAGCTGGAGACGCATTCCAGCTAGAGACGGTTACCAGAGCTGCAGGAGTAATAGAGCAGATAGACGTGACAAGAAACATCACCACAAACGCTACTACTACTTCCTTATCGGTCTTCTCTCAATAGGAAGTCCTGTTTACGCCGAAGGCGAAACGAACAATACATCTAATCCCGTGGCAGCGGCTACTGGAAATGTCACCAATCAAGCTGTGCAATTTCAGAACAATGGAGCTCAGAGTAGACAATACTTTGGTCCTAACATAAGTTGCAACGGAAGTACGATGACATTCTCACCATTCTATATGGGTAATCATACAGAACCCAGAACATGGAATGATGATCTTCAAAGTCTTAGGCAAGAGAGTTACACTAAAGGAGAAAACTGGGGTTTCCAGCTTAACTTTATGGTTCCATTAGATAGAGAATCTATAAAACAATGTAAGTCTATTGCTAAGAGACAAGAAGAAAAAATGAGACTCGACTATGAATTAGTTCGAGCATTAAAATGTGCAGAGTTACAACAGAAAGGTTTTACTTTTCATCCTAATTCAAAGATGAAAGTATTATGTCAAGACATTGTACCTATCTCTGCATTATTACCACCTAAACCCAAAAAGAAATTTGGATTATTCTAACACCTAAATAAAATGATTACTTTACTAAAACCAATTATCATAACTTTTGCTAAGTCTGACTCAGTAAAAAGACTCATCTTGGATGTTCTTAAAAAGTTAGTAGCTACCACCGATAATCAGTTAGATGATGCGGCAGTAGAGCTTATTGAAACTAAGATATTTGTATCATCTAAATGAACAAAGCTAATGAAGAGCAATTTAATGAATTGCATAACCTCGTCACTACTGAATTCCTTAACCGGGTTCGTAGTGGTGAGGCAACCACACAAGATCTCAAAGCAGCTTGTGATTGGTTAAAAACTAACGATATTAGTGGGGTAGCCTATGATGGTAACCCATTAGATAAGTTAAATAACCTTATACCTAAGGTAGATCCTCAATTAGTTAAAAAGAGGTTATATAAACATGTCAACATCTGATTACTATAAGAAGAATCCTGCAGCACGTAAAAAGCGTAATGCACAGCAAACACGTTATAATAAGAGTGGTAAAGGTAATGCTATAGCAAAACGAGCTAACCGTGCCAATCGTGCCTTAGGTACTTATGGTAATGGTGATGGCAAAGATGCTGCACACACAAGTAGGAATAGAGCGAAGTTACAATCTCCAAGTACAAATAGAGCTAACCCTAGAAAGGGTAAGAAGTATTCGTCTGGTAAAGGGAGGAAGATCTCGTAATGGAACCAATATATATTATTAATGGTCGTAAAATTTACAATAGGACTACTTGGCAAGAAGGTCTTAAACTTACTCAAGAATGGGATGGTCCAAGAGGTACAAAACCATTATTTATTGATAGTAAAGGTGAACTTTTTGAAATAGAAAAAGGTGGTGCTAAATATCAATCCCTTGAACATAATCCTGAAGGTTGGACTTTTGGTAATTATGTA